GTTTTTTTCGGTTTGAAGCGGATTGTACGGAATCAGCGGACTACTTCGTGTCGGAGAAGTGCCAGGAGGGAAAGTAGTTATCACGGTCAGCTTGTGTGCGCTGATACGGGATACGTAAGTGCCTGGTTACCTCTTCGTGGGTAGGGAAGTGGTCTAGAGGGACTTCAAATTCAGATTCGCCGAACAGGACAATGTCCCGCATGACGCGACCAGCTTTAGGGGTGAACCCTTTGCGTTTGAGGTCGTTGTAAATTTGACGGAGGAAGTCGATCACAGAAGAATCTTGGTACATGGATGCGTAAGCGAAGCCACAGACTTTAGCCATTAGAAGTGATTTCCAATTGTGCTTGTCTACGTTTCGAGGATGATACAGCTGAGCGAGCAGTTTGGTCATGTTGCGTGTTGGGTAGCCGTTTTGGTTAGAGTAGCCGAGCACTTCAACACCTTGGGAGGTGGAAGAGACGTTGGTTTTCTCGGGGCGTGCAATGTGATCAAAGTAGTAGGTTGCGAGCTCTTGAAAGCGCTGTTTGAATGCATCGTGTTGATCCGCAGGGATGAAGAACAGTAAGAGAACGAGTGAGTCATCTCCTTGGACGAGGATTTTGATTTGTGATATGTCGAAGCCCATAGCATCTAAGATTGTGTAGATCATGATGAGATTGTAGTGGGAGTCGAGGAATTGCGTTACGAATAGGCCGGATGGAATAGATCGGAAGCGACGGTTGTACGTGGAGTGGTCGGGCAGTACGAACGGCATGTTGAAGCATGCGTCACGTTGCCAGTTCCAAAGTCGTTCCAACCTTGTAGGGTTGGTGGATGTTGACTTGTAGGTACGGGTCGGGATGTAGCCTTGATCGAAGACGAAGTATTCGCGCCAATCATCAAATATTTCTCGTTGAATGGAGAAGAGAGATCGGAGGTCGAAGCCGGACCAGTCGATAGTTACGAAGGTGCGGAAATAGAGACGTGGGATAGTCATGAGCGTGTTGAGACGGGCCATGCCACCAGTGAGAGTCTCGTATCCCCAGAGGAGAGGGGAGGAGTGGTCTTCAATGTAGTAAC